AGGCGCAACGGGTGCAAACAGCACAGTAGCAGGTCCTACTGGCCCAACAGGTGCAACTGGCCCAACAGGTGCAACTGGAACCGCAGGAGCAGATGGAACTTCTGTAAATATTTTAGGAACATATCCAACTTTATCAGCATTACAAGCAGACCACCCAGCTGGAACTACTGGCGACGCTTATTTAATTGTTGGCGAGCTTTATGTCTGGACTGGATCTGCTTGGACAAATGTTGGAACAATTCAAGGTCCTACAGGAGCAACAGGTCCTACGGGTGTAGGCGCCGCAGGTGCTACAGGCGCAACGGGTGCAACAGGAGCAACAGGAGCAAACGGCTCAAGCATTCAGGGCCCAACAGGCCCAACGGGCTCAGCAGGCCCAACAGGCCCAACAGGAGCTACAGGTGCTACTGGAGTTGGACTACAAGGCCCAACAGGAGCTACAGGCGCTACTGGACCTTCTGATGGACCAACAGGTGCAACAGGTGCAACTGGTGCAAGCATCACAGCTAATTATGTTGTAACAAGCCCAGCAGGTGGCAGCTACAGTATAAACGGATCTTCAGGAAACCCAGGATTAACTTTATTAAGAGGTCACACTTATGTATTTACTGTAAATGCACAGGGACACCCATTCTGGCTTCAAACAACAATCGGAGCATACAACTCTGCAAATACATATTCTACTGGAGTAACAAATGGAGGAGACGATGTAGGCGGAATTACATTTACAGTCCCACTTGACGCTCCAAATACTTTATACTATATTTGTCAATTCCATGCAACTATGAACGGAATCATAACTATAATCGGTTAATGATTATATCCTAAAACAAGGAAATAAATGAAGATAGCAGTATACACAATTGCTTTAAACGAGGAGCAATTTGTTAAGCGTTGGTATGATTCTGCAAAAGATGCAGATTACTTATTAATTGCAGATACAGGCTCAACCGATAAGACAAAAGAAATAGCATCAGAACTTGGTATAGAAGTTCATTCTATATCAGTGGCTCCCTGGCGATTTGATGATGCTAGAAATGCAGCTCTTGCATTGATTCCTTCAGATATAGATTATTGTATATCTTTAGACATGGATGAGGTGTTGTCTGAAAACTGGCGGGAAGAGTTAGAGAAAGTAAACTCTAATACAACAAGACCCATACATAGATTAGTCACTTCATTTGATGAAAATGGAAATCCAGGTGTTGAATTTGATGCATTAAGAATTCACGCAAGACACGGACACAGATGGAAATATCCTATTCATGAATCGGTTGCGTTTTATGGGATAGATGAAGTAAGACAAGATGTAGATATTAAAATTTATCATCATCCAGATAACAATAAATCTAGAGGTCAGTATCTTCCACTTCTTCAAATGGCAGCACAAGAAGATCCATCAAGCGATAGATGTGCACACTATTATGCACGTGAATTATTTTACTACGCTAGATATGCAGAAGCAGCAGAAGAATTTAAGAGACACCTGTCTTTACCGTCAGCATTCTGGAAACCAGAAAGATGCGAGTCTATGAGATATATAGCAAAGTGTGAGCCAGAAAATAGAGAGTATTGGCTAAGACTAGCTATTGCAGAGTGCCCAGAAAGAAGAGAGCCTCTTGTAGATCTTGCTCAATATTTTTATGAGCTTCAAGAATGGGATAGAGTAAAAGAGTATTCAGAGCTTTCTTTAAATATAAAAGAAAAGTTCTTGGGTTATTTTTGTGAGTCAGATGCCTGGGGGTGGAAGCCACACGACCTATTGGCTTTGGCAAACTACAATTTGGGATTAGACGACGAGGCATTAGTTCATGGTAAAATTGCATTAGATCTTAATAATGATGACAGGCTAAAGAAGAATGTAGAGTTCTACGAGCTAGCCTTGTTAAATAATGGAGAATAATGTCATACAGGTTAAAGGTAATAAAAGATAGCCCAATAGGATTTTGGATGCTGGATGAATCTTCCAGCAGCTCAGTTGCTATGGACTACTCTGGCTGCAATAATAATGCCTCTTATACGGGATCTCCAGCTACCAACATTTTGCCACTTGTTCCTGGAGGCGGGTCTGGAACAAAGATTACAAGCTCAGCTCATATAGACTTTCCAATAACAAATAACTACTACACCTCAACTACCACACCTGGAATGGCAACAAAGTATTCTTCAGATAATGATTTTAGTATAGAGTGTTGGTTTCATCAATCAATTGAATCTAATAATAAAACTGCAATCTTTGCAGATAATACAAATAAGATAGGACTATACTGGGATAATGGGGATATTGTATTTAATGTCTCTCAGGATGAAGAAGTAAGATACCCTGTTACATATTCAAAAAGATCTTTCTACGCTGTAGGCGTATACTCAGTTTCTGCAATTTCATTGTATGTAGATGCAAGACTAGTTGCAACAAAGTCTATTTCTACAAATTTTAAATTTACAAATACAGCAGTTGCACTTAAGTCTGGCCCTACAGCAATTTCCTCAGATTCTTTTATAGTGGACGCTCCAGCAATATATAGATATTCACTTTCACCACAATCAATACTTAATCATTACAATGCAGGAAGCGTTTCCTCATCTGCAATACAAATTGTTGCTCCAGATCAAGGTGTGCTTTTCTCTGGAACAGACGCATCGATTAGAGCTCAATTTCAATACTCCTATCCAATAAATAGAAGGTGGACAGAGTTCCTTGATGAAAACACCTACTACGATGAATCAGCAGGATACATATCATTTTATAAGACCGATTCCTCTATAGACAAAACATTTGTCATGCAAGATTTTTTCATGGTGCCTAGCGGAATTCCTTATGTGACATCAAAGGTGGAGTGGAGAAACGATTTAAACATTTCTGTTGAGTCTAGCGTAGACGGGTCTGCCTGGCTACCATGTACAAATGGGATGCCGCTGCCACAATATACAAAAGATTCCTTTAGCTCCACGGGCTTAGTTTACATAAGAATAACAATGACCACTTTAGATGCAAGCAAGTATCTTCCAAGACTTGCTTATTTTGCCATTAGTTTTTATACAAATAAAGATGTTTACTCAGATAACTTTGGATACAAGATATCATCTCCAACCGAGTACTATATTGGGTCATTAAACTATCCAGTGCTTTCAAGACATTACGATAATGGAATAAGAACAAAGCCAGGTTCTGGATTTGATTTATCAGCTTCGTCTCCAGTGAATGCTGTAGAAATGCTTTTTACGCCGTCTACAAGCGCCGCTAACACCCTATTATCGTTTACTGCAAGTGGGACCTCACCAGAAACTAAATATGCCTGGAACGGCTCAGGGGCGGTCTCAAAAGCAAATATCCTTTCTATATTTGTAAACGGGGTAGACAGAACATCTGCAACAAATATAAGCTCATTTTTAGTAGAAGAAGAGCCACACCATATAGTAATTAATTTTGTTGATATAAACCACTACAATCTTTATATAGGCAAGGCATCAGTATCTGTTTCTGATCCGTCCATATCTGTGACAGAAAAGCCTTTCAAGGCATACAATAACGACTGGATTGTGCTACAAAGCGTATAATTTTGTCACAATGGTTGACAAAAAGCTGGACTTGAGTAGATAGTAATGGTAAAATAAATACCTATGGACATGAACAACACTAAGTACAAGATACTTGATGAAGAGAGTACACTGGGCATATATGTCTGGGAGATGCCTGACGGCAGATGGATTGGAGACGATGATGGAAACTTCCTATCAGTCACCTCAAAGAAAAACAACAGATCCAGAATGGATGCTCTTGCTAGAGAAGTTCGCTCGTATGGTATATATGAGGGCGGGCCTAAATTTCTTTCTGCAAGAAGAAAAATCGATGACGAAGAATTTGAATACCAAAAGCAAAGACTTAACTGGGGACTAATTCCAGACCCAATGGATATTGGAAACTACAAAGACGAAATGAAAAAGATGGGTGGAATGAAATGATTGAATTCCCAGAAGATGACAATAGCACAATAGATATATCTAATACAGCGGACTGGTTCTCATTTAAAAAAGAACAGCCAACCAATGACCCATTTGCTATATCTGGAGACGACCTAAGAAAAGTAAGAGGCCTTGGTTCTGCATTTAAAAGAAAGATAAGCAGAGAATTCTCTAAGTCATTTACTGGAATTGAAGGCGTCGGAACACAGCAAAATCTTCTTGCACAAGCTATTAGCGGATATGCAATGTTTGATCTTATTGAGCCACCTTATAATCAAGAGTACCTCTCAAAAATCTATGAGGTCTCAACATATAACTATGCAGCAATTAATGCAAAGGTTGCAAATATTGTTGGGCTTGGATATGATTTTATTGAAACAAAAAAGACAAATGATGCATTTGATTCTATTACAGATGATAAGCAATTAGAGCGAGCCCGTAAAAAGCTTAACAAGTTACGCCAAGATCTTCATGCATGGCTTGATACAACAAATGAAGAAGACACTTTCACACAAACATTAATTAAAGTTTATACAGATTTAGAAGCAACAGGAAATGGTTACCTTGAAGTAGGTAGAACAACTGGCGGAAACATTGGGTATATCGGTCATATCCCAGCAAAGACAATGAGAGTCCGCAGACTAAGAGATGGCTTTGTTCAATTGCTTTATGGCAAGGCTGTATATTTCCGTAACTTCGGAGACATGGATACAGAGAATCCAATTGCAGGGCAAGAGGATCGTCCAAATGAAATTATTCATTTAAAGAAGTATACTCCTATGAACAACTATTACGGCTTGCCAGATATTGTAGCAGCACAAGTTGCTCTTGCTGGTAATGAATTTTCTGGAAAGTATAACCTTGATTACTTTGAAAACAAAGCGGTTCCAAGATATATCATTACAGTAAAGGGAGCAAAGCTTTCTCCAGAATCAGAAAGAAAGCTGCTTGAGTTTTTTCAGGTAGGGCTAAAGGGAAAGAATCATAGATCTCTTTATGTTCCACTTCCATCAGATACTCCAGACTCAAAGGTTGAATTTAAGATGGAACCAATTGAGGCGGGAAATCAGGAAGGCTCATTTGAGAAGTATCGTAAATCAAATAGAGACGAAATCCTATTAGCTCACCGTGTACCAATTAATAAGATTGGAACTCCAGAGGGAGTAAATCTGGCAGTTGCTCGTGATGCAGATAAAACATTTAAAGAGCAGGTTTGCCGTCCAGCCCAAATGATTTTGGAAAAGAAGATTAACAATATCTTCAGTGAAAAGACAGACGCCTTGGTTTTAAAGTTTAATGAATTAACATTAACTGATGAAGATACTCAGTCTAAAATTGATGAGCGCTATTTAAGAATGCAGGTAATTACCCCTAATGAAGTTAGAATTAGAAAGGGTATGATTCCAATTGATGGCGGGGATAAGGTAGTAGACCTACAAGCCCAAGCAGCAGAAATTAGAGCCCAAGCTGGAAATACCAGACAAAGATCTCAAGATCGCCAAGCAACTTCCCCAGATATTTCTGGAGAAGGTAGAAATGCCAAGGGCGACGGCAGACAGGTTGACTAACTTTACTCAACTGTTATTTGCCTTTTTATATATAAGTCGCTAAAATTAAGCATATGAATATTGAAAAGTCTTTGTGGTCCAGTCATGGCGACAACATCAGTTTATCGGTTCCCTTTACAAAGGTTAACCGTGAAAAGAGAACGGTATCTGGATTTGCTACATTAGATAATGTAGATCAAACAGGTGA